TGCGCTTCGTTGGCCAGGCGCTCCTGGTCCTTGGCGGCTTTGTCGGTGGCGCTGCTGCCGCCGTTGAGCACCTCCAGGGCCTTGGCGGTCACGCCGGGGTCTTCGGCCTTGGGAGGTGGCTTGACTGGGCCCTTTTTCTGCTCGGTGGGCTTGGTTGGCGGTTTCTGCTGCTGATTGCCGGCAAGCAGCCCCGGAATGGCATCTTCACCAGTGGCCAACGGAACGGAAGCATTGGCCCTCAGAGCAGCATCAAACGCGGCCTTCGCCTCGTCTGATGTCAGCATGGTGATCAACCGATTTGTTGCTTTGACGGCTTCCGTAATGGCTGGTAAAAACACCCTGCCAATCGTGGCGGAGAGGCTTTTCCAGGCGTTGTCAAACTGCTTAAAAGGATCAATGGCATCCTTTGCTGATCTGGCGGATTTGTCGGTTAAATCTTTTTGATTTTTAAGGTTTATGTTGTAGCCGGCAAGGTTGTCATTTGCAAGGCCTACAACGTTTTTGAAGCCGTCGACATCGCTAAACAGGATTCCGATGGCGGTGCTGTTGTTTTTGGTTTTCTCGATTACTTCCTGCAGAAACCCACCTAGCCCCTTGGTCTGGAGCGCTGTTGCGCTGAACTCCAGGCCCAGCGCTGCGGCCATTGCCCGAGCCTGATCCGTGGGCCTGATGATTGACATGATTGTCTGGTTCAGGCCAGACATCACGGGTTCAACCTTTTTCCCTTGAGCCGTCAAGGTGCCAATGGCTGCGTTGATCTCGTCCAGGCCAACGCCTGCCGCAACTGCTGTTGGCAGTAGTTGACCAATGCTTGCCGCGTACTGACCGGCCTTGATCTTTCCGTCATCCTGCGTCTGAATCATCATGTCGATGACCTGCGTCACCTGCGACGCGCTCATTCCATAGGCGCGCAAGATTGACGTTGCCCCATCAGCGATGGTCATGATGTCGCTGAACCCGCCCACTGCCCCGTAGGTGGCAGCTTTCAGGATTGCCAGGACATCTCCTGTCTCAGAGAACCCAGAACTCAGGATCTCATAAGCCGCCGCCCCAGCCTCCGCCTCGCTGGACATGTAGCCCTGCTCCCGCACCAGCTCCCGGATCCGTGCGGTCAGCCCTGCAGCATCGCTTGACAAGGTGCTAATTGCCCTGGTCTGCGCCACGATGTCGCGTTCATTCCCGATCCCGGCACCCACCACAGCAGCGCCAGCGGTCAGCGCAGCAGCCGCAGCAATGCCACCGGGGCCACCTGCGGCAGCAAGTGCTCCACCAGCGGCGCCAACACCAGCCTGGAGGCCCCCACCGGTGGCCACACTGCCGGCGATGCTGCCGCTCAGGCCAGCGAGCGGCGTGGCATTGGCGCTGGTGGTGGTGGCAGCGGTGGCCGACCTGAGCCTCTTCTCATAGGCCTCAATGTCCTTAGTCAGCCGCTGAAAATTCTTGCCATTGATCTCGTGCTGTTCCCGCAACGACCGCAGCGCCGAGATGCTGTTCCGGATTCCGGCGATGCTGTTGCTATTGGCCGCCGCGAACTTTTTGGTGACGATCTCCAGGCCGACCAGCTGCCTGTTAGTGAGCTCACTACCACCCGCCAACTGCTGCAGCGCAGTCTTCGCCTGGTTGATTCCGCTCACGCCGCTGACGTTGGCCGTCAGCTTGATAGCGGCATCCATGTTCAGGCTCATGCCGCTGCTGCCTCCTCTGACCACACCTTAAGGATGGCGGTCTCAACAGTCTTCAGGCCCTCGAATAGAGCCTTCTCGTCCTTCACTTCCTGCAGTCTGAAGATCCACGGGAGCACGTTGTAATCGATGCCCACAGGCCCAGCTGCGCCGACTCTCCATTGCGTCTGCATGTGCTCGATGAAGATTGCCCACACCTCCCAGTTCTCCGGCCACACCTCAAACAGGCCAGCATCAGGAGCCGGGGCCACTTGCTCGTCATCCTCAATGGTGATGTTCAGCCTGGCCGCCTGCTCCCTTAGCTCTCTGGCGTTCTTGTCGGTGAGCCGATCGTCCTTCTTCCCGCCGCTTGCCCAGTGCTCAGCGGCGGCAATCAGTTTCCCCTGATCACCCCTCTGAGGCTCTCGTTGTAGGCCGTCATCAGGCAGGATCCCATCATCGGGATCGCCAGCAGCTTCTCCTTTGCTTCCTCGCTGAATGGCACCTCTGAGCCCTTGGCGTCGGTGATGCCTTTCCAGCCGATCAGCACCACTGCAGCAGCTTCGGCGTCGTTGAGGTTGACCAGGCGCTCTGCCGCATCCTTGGGGGAAAGCGGCAGGAACTCAGCGTCAAAGGTCTGCTTGACCCGCTGACCACCATCTGCAGGAGTGTGGTATTCAACGGGCCACTTGTAGGAGCTCGGAGCCTTCAGGACAAAGGTCATGTGTACACGATCGAGTATTCATCTGAGCCCGCCGATGAAGGCGGAGCGGTGAACGGAAGGGAGAGCATCTCCTTGCCGTTCCTCTCAGCGTAGGCAGGGGCGCCCAGGTCCAGTTGGGGGATGTTGATGGTGACGATGTTGCCGGTGGCGCCGACGTTCTGCACCAGCTGGCCAGTCACGGTGGAGGTGGCCAGAGCAGCGGCGAAGAAATCTTTCGTGCTGATCGATGGCGCTTCAATTGTGAAGTTGCCAGAGGCCCGGCGATCAATAATGTTGATGCTGTTGGTGCAGCTGATCAACTCGTCGTAGTTCATCTCATTCCCCTGCTGCAGGTTGAACGAGGCGAGGCAGTTGGTGTGGCTGGCGACGCTGAACGTGGTGAAGGTGTCAGCGAACGGCCTGGCGTCTGCTTGTGCGCCATAGGTGGCCGCAGGCAGCGCTGTCGCGGTGGGAGCGTTGTAGAGACCCCAGATAGTGAACTCGATGTAGGGGAAGCTGCGCACCTCGCCCACAATGTTCATCGAACCGCGGCAACCGGTCATACGGTGATTGTTGCCGTCAATGTTGAAATCGATTGTGCAGCTGCTTAGGTTTGTGGTCGCCGGCGCATACGTCACCGAAGTGGCGAGGTTAGGCAAGTCAAAAGTTTCCGAGTGCGCGCAAGCCTTCAGGATTGGGCCATAACGCGGAGGAGTGCCAGCGGCGCCGGAGCCCGCCAGCTCCACCTGAAACGTGATGGCGACGTATTTGTTCACCAGCTCTTGGGTGAAGCCGCCGAAAAAAGGCCGCAGCTGTTCGCGCTCGATCGCATCAGCGACCATGGGTTGAAAGTCGGGACGAACCCGCACCATCACCGCGTTGCTTGCGGAGAGGGTCGGCGCGGTGCCATAGGTGGTTTCAGTCGCTGCCCTCAGCAGCATTCGGCGGCTCAGGAGCGGCATTGTCTGAAGGGGGATCAACGTCTGCAGGAGCGCCAGCAGGAGCCGTCTGAGACACAAGGACTCGCCTGCCTTTGCGCACCTCGAAGGTGCCGCCCTGGCCGCTGAACTCGTCGTCGTACACGGTCATCGCTACAGGTTCCCTACTCAGACAGGCTATGGACCAGCGTCCGGTATTCGATCGCGTATTCAGCCACCATCCAGCCGGCAGTCACGTCGCCCTCTTCCATCTCCGGAGTCCAGCCCTGGTAGACGATGTCTGTGGCCAATCCGCCCATGGTCCGGTCGCTCATCATCCGGCTATGCACCTCGGCGCAGATCGGATCGGCCACCTGATCAGGCACGCTCCCACGCACGTAGACCGCGATGGCCACCATCAGCCGGTGGTCGGTGCGTTCGTGGGTGGAGCCGGGAATATCGGGCCGGTCAGGCCCAGGGGAGACCACGATGGCCGGCGCCTCGGCGCGTGAGAGAGGCTCCGCGCGCGAGCGGTAGATGCGGCCGCTCACCAGTGGCGTGCCGAGCAGGGTCGTCCCGGCGACCCGCTGGAGGATCCGCTCTCGGATGCTGCTCATGGCTTAGCGGGCTTGGCGGGCTTGGCGGGCTTGGCCCGCTTCGCCTGGGCTTGGCTGGCTTGGGCCTTCATGCCAGCCCGGAGCTTGGCCGTGGTGGCGGCACGGATGTAGGGGTTTTGGCTCATGACAGTGCGGCGATTGCGTTCAGGATGGCGTCGTCCGGGCACTGGGCGGGCCAGCCCAGAAAGCAGCTGCGGGCGGAGCTGACAATCCGCAGGTAGGGGTCGAGGATGGCCGGCGGGTCGGGGTGCAGGAGGTTGACGTGGTAGCCGGGGAGGTAGGTGATCGGCACGATGACGTTGCCCGTGGGATCACACACCTCGATCTGGCCGAGTTCGTAGAGCACGGCACCATTGGGGATGGTCGG